TGGATAAAGCAAAGCAGCGCCGCTAGACTGGTAAAAAGGTCGGTCTAGCAGTGGCTGTTTCTGTTCTTGATATTCAGGTAAACAGCCAAGGTGCTGTACGCAACCTAAATCAGGTTGGTGCGGCATCTAATGCTGCTGAATCAGCATTTCGTAAGCTAGATGGTGTATTTGGATCATTAGCTGCAAGCTTTGCGGCTGGCTTTGCAATTAATAAAATTATCAGTGATGTAAAAGAATTAGATACAAACATCCGACGGCTTGGGACAGTTGGTGTTGATGTCCAGAAAATTAATCCTGCACTGGCTGCATTAAGTGACCGGCTGGGCGGTGTTGCAAATAAAGCAGATCTTGCTGCTTCAAGTTATCAAGCGGCATCCGCTGGATTTGCTGATACCGCTGGCAACATCAAAATCCTTGAAGCTGCAACTAAAGCAGCAACTGGCGGCCTAGCAGATAATCAAGCTGTCACCGAAGTTCTTGTTAAAACACTGAATGCCTATGGCATGAGCGGAACGCAAGCATATGAGGTAACAGATAGCATTTCAAAAGCAGTTGAATTAGGCAACCAGGAGTGGAGTGATTATACCTCACAACTTGGCCGCGTAGTAAGCATGGCGGCATTGGCAGGTGTAAGTCTTGATGAGATGAATGCCTTTATTGCGGCAGCCACCAAAAATGGTGCCACAGCAGAAGTGGCATTTACTGGCCTCAGCTCTGTATTAACTCAGTTGCTGCAACCTACCAAAGAAAGCAAAGATGCTGCCGCAAAGCTTAACGTCCAATGGAATTTAATGGGACTCCAGACCAAAGGTCTTGGCGGGTTGATGAAAGAATTGGCAGTTGCTATTGATAAAGATAAAGAAGCAGCAGCGCGTATGGTTGGACCTACAGAAGCAATGCGCGGTGCATTTGCTGCTGCATCAAAAGATGGCAAAGATTTTGAAGGTATTCTTAAGCAACTTGGCGATGCGTCTGGCAAGACAGATGCAGATTTTCAAACAATGAAAGGTAGCCTTGAAAATACATTCAAGGCGCTAGATACATCATTTAAAAACCTAAGTGAAGCACTAGCTAAGGCATTTGGTCCAACACTTGTTATCACTATTCAAGATATAACAAAAGGAGTAAATGGTTTTGCTACTGCAATGAGCGCAGTTCCGCAACCGGTAATGAATGCCACTGGTGAGCTTATTAAATTTATTGTTCAGATGGTATTGGTACAAAAAGCTATCCAAAGCGTTATTGCTCTTAATGCAGGAATAACTGCTTTATTTGCATCTACTGCTAGTGGCGCAGCTACTGCTGGCGGTGCAGCAGCAACAGCAACTCCATTGGTAAATGGATTGGCGTCAGCCCTAGTACGTTTGGGGGCATTAGGCATCATAACGGTTGGCGTTAATTATGTAAGCAATGTAGTTGGTGAAGCCATGAGCCTTAGGCAATTACAAGAACGCCGCGCCAAAGGTGGAGCAGCAGCATCTTTTAAAGGTGCAACAAGAGAAACCGTAGTTGCAGCACAAGCTGCGCAACGCAAAAATTTAGCTGCATTAGCGAAAAAAGAAAAAGCTAGGCAGGAAAAATTAACAAAAGATAATGCTTTATATCAAGTGCCTATTATTGGACCACTTGCTTTAGCGGCAGCGTCTCCATTTATAGCAGGAGAACAAAATAAATTATTTGAGCAACAGCAATTTTCTCAAGGAGTGCTTGGCCTAGATCCAAACAAATTCAAACCCTCAACACCAGCCGCAAAGCCTACAACAACTCCACCACCCACACCAGCTGGCGGCAGCGGCAGCAAACCCAAGAAAGATACTGCCGCAGACGAAGCAGCACGCCTTAAAAATTCACTTGGCAGCCTTGGAATTGAATATAGCCTTAAAAAACAAATCTTTGGCATTGACGAAAAGATATTTCAGGCCAAATTAAAAGGTGACAACGAAACAGCAATCAGGCTAGAAGGAGAAAAGAAACTAGCAGAGATTAACGCAAGTATTGCAAAGCTAGAGTTTGATAAACTTAAACCGCTTGAAAAGCAAGGCAAGATTGCAGATTTACTGCTAGACAAAACTATTGCGCAACGTGATACACAACAGCAACTTATCACCAATCAAGTGCAAGTAGCGCAACAGGCTGAAGCGGCAATACGCCCGCTGATTGAGGAAGGTGAATTGTTAAAAGCTAAGCTTAATGGTACAGAACAGCAATATCAAAAAGAACTGTTGATTAGGCAGATCCTAAACGGTAACACTACGCTTCGCAGGGAAGAAGTAACGGCAATTGTAGAAAAAAATCAAGCATTGCAACAGCAGCTAACGCAAGCCGAGCAACTCAAGGCAGTTTATTCCGACATCGGAATGACTATTAAATCTGGCGTTATTGATTCAATCCAAGGTGCAATAGATGGCACCAAGAGCCTAGGCGAGGTTGCGGCTAACGTATTGAACAACATTGCAAATAAGTTGCTGGATATAGCGGTTAATATGGCGTTATTTGGTGCGATGAGCGGCACCGGTACAGGTGGCGGATTGCTTGGTGGATTGTTTAAAGGCAGTGGTGGCGGCGGTGGATTGGGATCTGTAGCCAGCAACATAGCCCAGTACGCACCACTTGAAGGACTTGCCCTAGGAGGCCCTGTAAGCGCAGGCACGCCGTACATGGTAGGTGAGCGCGGCCCGGAGCTGTTCATGCCTTCTAGGGGCGGCAGCATCATCCCTAACAACGCCTTAGGCGGCGGCGGCACCAGCGTTGTGGTCAATGTTGATGCAAGCGGCTCCAACGTGCAGGGCGATCAAGCGCAAGGCAAGCAGCTTGGGGTTGCCATATCGGCTGCTGTACAGGCAGAATTGGTGAAGCAGAAACGCCCTGGAGGACTTCTTGCGTAATGGCAACATTCCCTAGCATCACGCCTACCTACGGCGCACAGAAAACAAACCAGCCCAAGGTGCGGCAGGTGCAATTTGGTGATGGTTATTCCCAACGGCTAACGGTTGGCCTAAATCAAAATCCTAAGGTATGGAGCCTGACATGGGAAGTATCAGAGGCCAATGCAGATACCATTGAAGCATTCCTTGATGCACGCGCTGCTGATAGCGAATCATTTACATGGACACCACCGGATGAAGCTACATCATATAAATGGATCTGTTATGATTGGTCTAAGTCTATCCCTTACCTAAACCGCGCTACAATTCAAGCTACATTCACCCAAGTCTTCGAGCCATGAGCACCATCGTCACCCGGTCCGGTAAAGGCAGCCCGCTCACGCACGTTGAAGTCGATGCTAACTTCACCAACCTCAACACGGACAAGGCCGGCTACATCACTGGTGAAGGCGGTACGGTAACGCAGGCAACCAGCAAGGCGACTGCCGTCACGCTTGACAAGAAGTGCGGCCAGATCACAATGAACGCTGCATCACTGGCAGCCGATACTACGGTGACCTTCACGCTTACCAACAGCACGATTGCGGCGACTGACCTGCTGGTGCTGAATCACGTCAGTGGTGGCACGGCTGGCGCGTACCTGCTCAATGCCCAGGCAGCAGCCGGTTCAGCTTCCATCAATGTGCGTAACGTAACTGCTGGTACATTGGCTGAGGCTATCGTGATCGGCTTTGCTGTTATCAAAGCTGTCACTGCATAAGCAATGAACTACGCTGTAACTGGCTATTGGATTGCTGGTTATGCAGTCGGTGAAGATGATCTAGTCAGTGCGTTGCAAGGTATTGCCCCTAGCGCACTGATTGAGGTATTTCAGCTTGAGCTTAATGTGCCGCAGCATGGCGTTGCGGAAACGTATTACTTTCATGCGGGCACAAGCCTTAGCAATAACGAGGATTTGATTTGGGCTGGCCAGTCATACATGGCGCTACCAATTGAAGTGGAGGGTTTTGAATACAGCGGTCAAGGTACACTGCCGCGCCCCAGGATGCGGATCAGTAACATCATGGGCACCATCACAGCGTTAATCCTGACGCTACCAGAAGGTTTGGAAGGTGACAAGTTTACGCGCATCAGGACGCTAGCGCGATTCATTGATAGTGCTAACTTCCCCGCTGGTGTTGACTACCTACTGACTGAAGACAGCTTTGCATTGATGTATGAAGATAGCACATTTATCTATCAGGAGGTTGGTAACCCATTTGGCACGCCCGACCCAACTGCCGAGTTCCCACGCGAGATCTATTTTGTAGATCGCAAGTCAGCAGAAAACCGTGACGTGGTGGAGTTTGAACTTGCCAGTGCGTTTGACATGGCCGGCATCCGTGCCCCGAAACGGCAGTGTATTACGCGCTGTCAATGGGTGTACCGTTCAAATGAATGCAGCTACACCGGCATCAATTATTTTAACGTCAGCGATGTTGCCGTAGGTAATGCAAACCAGGACATCTGCGGCAAGCGTGTTGATAGTTGCAAGGCAAGATTTGGCCAGTCCGCTGAACTTCCATTTGGCGGCTACCCAGGCATCGGCACTTACTTCACATGACCTGGAAAGACGCTGCCTTAGAACATGCGGAGGCTGAAGATCCCCGTGAGGCGTGCGGGCTGGTTGTGGTGGTCAAAGGCCGTGAACGCTACTGGCCGTGCCGCAACCTTGCGACGCAGCCCGAGCAGTTGTTCGTGCTGAATCCTGACGACTATGCCGCCGCTGAGGATGCTGGTGAAATCACGGCAATCGTCCACAGCCACCCCATCACAATGCCACTACCGAGCGAGGCTGACAAGGTGGCCGCAGAGGCCAGCAAGCTGCCGTGGCACATCGTCAACCCAAAGACCAAGGCATGGGGCCTGTATGTGCCATGTGGCTACCGCTCACCGCTCATTGGTCGGCAGTGGGTGTGGGCCGTGCAAGACTGCTGGACCCTAGCCCGTGACTGGTACAGCGAGCATGGCATCGCCTTGCGCGATTGGCAGCGGCCAGTAGACCCGGCAGATTTTCTTGCAGCACCGATGTTTGAAGGTTGCTGGGCAGCAACTGGCTTCCGCGAGCTGCAAGAAGACGAGCACCTCGAAAGCGGTGATCTCCTGCTGATGTCGATCAATGCGCATGGCCTGAACCATTGCGCTGTCTACATCGGTGATGGCATGGTGCTCCATCACATACAAGGCCGCCTCAGCAGCCGTGACATGTATGGCGGCGGCGGCTGGTTAGCTAAGATGACTGGAAGGAGGTTGCGCCATGCTCCGTAAGATCAAGCTCTACGGTCAGCTAGCCAAGTTCATCGGCAGCCGTGTGCTCGAAGCGGATGTGGCTACTGCTGCTGAGGCAGTGCGGATGCTAGCAGCGAATTTCCCAGGCCTTGAGAAGCACATGGCTGACCAGCATTACCGCGTGACAGTGGGCAGCTATGACCTGACACTAGACGAAATCCACGATCCAGCCGGCCAGCAGGACATCATGATCGTGCCTGTGATCGTAGGTGCTGGTGCAGCGGGGCGGATAGTCGCTGGCATTGCATTGATTGCGCTGTCCTTTGTATCCTTTGGCGGTACTGCCCCGGCGGCAATTGGATTGCTTGGACTTGCCAAACCAGTGCTGCTAAGTTCTGTATTGTTTAAGGTCGGCGCTCTCCTTGTCCTCGGCGGCGTTGCTCAATTGCTGTCACCAGTACCTACGATCCCGCAGGGTGCTGGCAGCGACAACGATCCACGCAAGTCATTCAACTTCTCCGGCATCCAGCAGACCAGCAGGCAAGGTGTACCGGTGCCATGCGTGTATGGCCTGACGCTGGTAGGCAGTGTGGTGATCTCTGCTGGCGTTGATACCGTGCAGGTGAAAGCATGACAATTATCGGCGCTGGTGGTGGTGGCGGCAAAGGTGGTGGTGGTGGCAGCAGCCGCACGCCATCTACAGCACCAGACAGCCTCGATTCAAGGCAGTATGCCAACGTCATCGACTTGATTTCAGAAGGCGAAATCGAAGGATTAGCTGATGGTTTCAAGTCTATCTTCCTGAACAACACCGTTCTGCAAAACCCAGACGGTAGTTACAACTTCCAAGATGTAACAATCTACACGCGCAATGGTACGCAAAATCAAACGTACATCCCGCTTAGTGGCGGCATCGAAGATGAAAAGCCTGTAGGCATTACGGTGGTCAAAGCCGTCCCCCAAGTTCGCACCATCACTGATGTAGACGTTGATGCTGTTCGCATTACGATCTCCATCCCATCACTTCAGAAGATTAACAATACAAACGGCGACACATCGGGCTCTAGCGTCCAGTTGCAGATTGCCGTGCAGTATCAAGGCGGTGGTTACACCACCAAGATTGACGACACCATCAGTGGCCGTACAGCAGATGAATACCGCAAAGACTACCTGATTCAGTTAGCGCGACCTAACCCGTCTGACATTGTAGACATCAAGGTAACGCGCATCACGAATGACAGCACCAGCACATTACTGGCAAATGCTTTTAGCTGGAGCAGCTACACTGAAATCATTGATGCCAAGCTGACCTATGCCAATAGCGCATTGGTTGGCCTCAGAGTGGATGCAGAACAATTCAGTAGCATCCCATCACGCAGCTATCTGGTCAAAGGTATCAAGGTTCTAATACCTGCTGGCGTTACTGTTGATGCATCTACTGGGCGGATCATCTACCCAGATAATTTTGTCTGGACTGGTACGTTTGCAGCAGCAACGTGGACATCATGCCCGGCCTGGATACTTTACGATTTGCTTACCAGCCCGCGCTACGGGTTTGGCAATCACATCAGTACAGCGCAACTAGATAAGTTTGCTTTCTTTATTGCTAGTAAGTATTCCAACGCATTAGTAGATGATGGCTTCGGCGGCCAAGAAGCACGGTTCAGTTGCAGCACGTCGGTTCAAACCGCAGAAGAAGCGTACAAGCTGGTCAATGATCTGCTATCAGTGATGCGCTGCCAGGCATATTGGAGCACCGGCAGTCTCACGATCGAGCAGGACGCACCATCGGATCCCGTGTATTTGTTCAACCAGGCCAACGTAACGCCAGAGGGTTTCAGCTACAGCGGCAGCAGCCTCAAGGTGCGGCCCAACGTGGCAGTGGTCAGCTACCTCGATCTAAACCTGCGCGACACTGCCTATGAGGTAGTAGAGGACATTGACGCGATCGCCAAGTATGGCGTCGTTCGCAGTGAGATCAGCGCGTTCGCCTGCACTAGCAGAGGCCAGGCCAACCGCATCGGCAAGTGGCTGCTCTTTGCAGAACGCTACGAAAAGGAAGTGTGCACCTTTGCATCCAGCCTTGATGCAGGCCAGCAGGTACGGCCTGGGCAGATCATCCTGATTTCAGATCCCGTCCGCGCCGGATCACGCAGGGCTGGTCGCATTAGTGCAGCAACCACAACTGTTATTACGGTGGATGATTCCGCCAACACCGACCTAAGCATTGAAGGCGGTTCGCTGCTTAGCGTGGTGCTCCCTGATGGCACCGTGGAACAACGTGAAATTTCAACAGTTGCAACCAATGTAATCACATTACAAACTGCATTAAGTGCTGCGCCTAATGTCAACAGCATTTGGATATTAGAAAGCCCAACACTTCAGGCATCCACATGGCGTGTGCTTAGCGTTAATGAATCAGATGGCATTAACTACGGCATCGTAGCCATTGCACACAATGAAAGCAAATACGCCTACATCGAAGATGGCGTGCCGCTTGAGACTAGGGATACAACCAACCTCAATGAGATTCCTGCGCAACCAAGTGAGCTTGCAGCGATCAGCACCCAGCAGCTTGGTGGTGGCACAAGTCCAGAAGTACAGTATGAATTGAATGGACGTATTGCCGTTAAGATTACCTTTGGCTGGTTTGCACCAAAAGGTATTAAGAAGTTTCGCGTTAAGTGGCGCCATGAAGATGACAACTTCACCACCGTAACGGTGCAAGGCACTACGTTTGATATCCTTGACGTTAAAGTAGGCAGCTATCAAATCCAAGTAAGCAGCATTAGCTCTACTGGTATCTTATTCAGTGAACCTGCACTGGCTGATTACACAGTGGCTGGCCTTGGTGCGGCACCGTCTGATGTGCAAGACCTTAGCGCCATTGCCACTGGCGAGGACATGCTTATCCTTAGTTGGAAGCAGGCGCCAGAACTTGACGTGCAGGTAGGTGGCCGCGTCATCATCCGCCATGACCCACGAGATCTAGCAAGTGCTGAATGGAACAGCAGCAATGATGTGGTACAGGCAGTTGCTGGTAGCTCAACGCAAAAGCAAGTGCCACTACTGCCTGGCACCTACTTCTTGAAGTTTGAAGACTTCCTAGGCAACCGCTCAACAAATGCAACAGGCGTTGAAATAACGCTGCCGCAACCTGAATCGAGGATTGTTGCAAAGGAATGGGAAGAGCAAAGCCTTGCCACACCATTCAACGGCACAAAAACAAACTGCGCATATGATGCAGGTGAAAGCGCCCTGACGCTAGAACCAGACCCGTATGTATCGCCCGGTTACTGGGAAGTGATCTATTGCGCTGGTGACTGCGGCGCAGAATACCAATTCCAGGATACCTTCGACCTTGGCGATGTATATGATTTCAGGATTCGACGTTACATTGTAAGTTATCCACTGGTATTTTCAACGCTGTTTGATTCAGTCAGCGGCAGCTTCGATGAGCAGGCAGGGTTCTTTGATGGCACAGTGGCAGATCAAATTAATGTTGTGATGTATGTGCGCACAACTTTGGATGATCCGTCCGGGTCACCAACGTATGGGCCATGGACTGAATTTGTTAGCGGCATGATCCGGGGCCGTGGTGTTCAACTGAAGGCTGCGTTCACCACTGAATCAGAACTAATTGGCGTGGCAATAGATGAGCTTGGCGCAGAGCTTGAGCTAACGCGGCGCGTTACCAGCAGCCTTGCCACTCAAGCCAGCAGCAGCAGTGCCGTCACTTCGATCACATTCCCCAACGCTTACTATAAAGCTGTTACGATTGGTGATCCGTACTACAACTTACTGCCTAGCATTGGCGTGACGGCATTATCAATCGGAGCAAACACCCATGCGCAGATCACCAATCTAACCCGTACTGGCTTTGACATTGAATTTATCCTAGGTGGGGCTAGGCAGGTGATAAACTTCACCTATAATGCAGTTGGCTACGGTCGCGCTTTCTAATGGCACAATCCGATCAATCAGTCCAGAACGCAACATTCCCCAGTGTTCGCGCTGACATCAACGACAACCTTGCGGCACTGTTCAGCCAAAGCAGTGGCAGCAGCGAACCAACGGTAACCGTTGCCTTCCAGCCGTGGACGGATACCAGCAGCAGCCCGCCCGTTTACAAGATGCGCAATGGATCCAACAGCGCATGGATCACCGTAGGCGTGCTCGACCCTGCTGGGTTTCAAGTTGGCGGCATCACACCGATCGCCAATGGCGGCACAGGTGCGATCACAGCAGCACTGGCGCTGGCGGCATTACTGCCAAGCCAAGGCGGCAATGCAGGTAAGGCACTGGTTACTGACGCCACTACAGCAACATGGGGCACTGTTGCCTCTGGCGCGTCAATCCAGGTATTTACGGCAAACAATACCTACACACCGACTGCTGGTAAAACTACTTTTCTAGTTTTTGCTACTGGTGGCGGCGGCGGCGGCGGCGCTGGTGGTGATACGGGAGCAGGTGAATTTTTGGGTGGGGGTGGCGGCGGTGGCGGGACAGCAGTTCGGCTATATACAAGTGCCGAGATGGGAAGCACCGCAGCAGTTACTGTTGGCGCAGCAGGCACAGCGGGACAGTTTAGTGTTCCTTCAAATGGTGGAACTGGTGGAACAACAACTTTTGATCCTGCTGGTTCCGGTTTAACAATTACAGGCGTTGGTGGTAATGGTGGGACGCACGGCTTGACCGGCAGTAGTGGTGGTGGTGGTAGTGGTGGTTCGGCAACCAACTCACAATTTAATCTTGCTGGCAACGGTGGGCTCAGTCAGAGCACTCGGATTGCAGGTGTTAGTTTCTGGGCCGCTGGAGTTGGACGTGGTGGCAGTGGGGGAGGAATGAACTCAAATGGCGGGGTAGGTCTTGCAGGCGGCGTATTCATCCTTGAGTGGTAACCATCATGAACACCTACGCCATCATTGACTCCACAAACACCGTCATCAACATTGTTGTATGGGACGGCCTCCCGCCGTGGACACCACCACAGGATTGCATTGCCATTGCAATTCCTAAGGACAGTAGTGGTGGCATTGGCTGGACTTACCTTGATGGTGAGTTTATTGCACCACCCCAAGCAGACCTTGAATCTGCTGTTAAAGGCTAGACTAACCCCACACAAATAACACCATGGCAAACCGCAAAATTTCAGACCTGACGGCATTAACAGCACCAGCAACTGGTGACCTGTTGCCGATTGTTGACATCAGTGAAGCCGCAGCAGCGGATAAGAATAAGAAGATAACCTATTTAAATTTTTTAAACAATATCCCAACTGGGACAATAACAAGCACGATGATCCTTGATGATACCATTGTTAACGGTGACATTAACGCATCTGCTGCCATTGTTGACACGAAGCTGGCCACCATTGCTACGGCAGGTAAGGTAAGCAACAGCGCCACCACAGCCGCCAGCGTTAACACGGCAAGCGCGATCGTAGCGCGTGATGCGTCGGGCAATTTCACCGCAGGCACCATCACTGCTGCGCTGACTGGAGCGGCATCCAGCAACGTGCTGAAGGCTGGTGATACCATGACCGGCGTCCTAGCCGTCACAGCAGGCACCGCAGCGTTGCCGGGCATTGCCGTATCAGGCGACCTAAACACAGGACTGGTCTCACCCGGTGCCGATCAACTAGCAATCACCACCGGCGGCACCAGCCGCTTAGCAGTCAGCACCACCGCAGTTAGCTCAACGCTGGCGGTTGATGTACCTCTTGGAGCAGTCGGCACCCCGTCGATTACGTTCACTGGGGATCTCAACACTGGACTATTTTCACCCGGAGCTGATACGGTTGCACTGGTAACCGGTGGCACAAATAGGGTTCACGTTACCTCTGGGGGACTTGTAGGGATTAACACTAATAGCCCCGGCAGCGCCCTAGAAATCAACGCAGCGGCAGCCACATCGCCGTTCATTGCCAAGATTAACACCGCAGAAGCAGCCCGCATCGACAGCTCCGCCAGGCTCTTAGTTGGCACGTCTAATGCCCCTACGGTTGGAGATCCTCAGTATGGACTTATTTGTGTTCAAGGTAATACAAGTTCTGCCAGTGGTTTCGGATTGCTTTCTATCGGGCGTGGGCAAGCCGCTGCTTCAATAACATCCGGTTCTGAAATTGGCCACATCTATTACACGGCTAATGATGGATCGCCGTATGCCTCTGTTAGCGCTTACGCAGATAACACTTCTGGATCGGGTGACTACCCAGGCCGCTTAGTGCTCTCTACTACGGCAGATGGCGCGGCTATTCAAACGGAAGCCTTACGCATTACAAATGATAAAGTTATTGCCTACAACCAGCCAACACCAACCAGCAAGAGTGCTGCTGCTACGCTCACAATAGCTGAATTAAAGACCGGCATCATTCAATACACAGGTGCTGCCGCAACACTTACGTTGCCAACTGGCACCCTTATGGAAGGTGGCTTCAACGGCATCTACACTAACATGGCATTTGAATGGTCAGTTATTAACACTGGTAGCGGGACCTGCACAATTGGTGCTGGCACTGCTCATACAATTGTTGGTAGTGCCACCGTTGCAAGCGGTGCATCAGCGCGGTTTGCTTCACGACGAACTGCTGCTAACACCTTTGTTTCCTATCGCCGGAGCTAACCACCATGACCACCTACACCTGGGCCATTGCTTCCTGCGACCGCCACACCGCTGACGGGATTGTTTTTTCCGTCCACTGGACCGTTGCCGCCAACGACGGCACCTACGCCAGTTCCGCCTATGGCTCCATCGGCCTGGAGCAGCCTGAGGGTGACGTGATCCCCTACGCTTCGCTCACCCCAGAGATCGTCATCGGCTGGGGGCAGGACAAGTTGGACGTGCCCGCCATAGAGGCCGCACTCCAGGCGCAACTAGATGAGCAGGCTGCTCCTACCAAGGCGGCTGGTGTGCCGTGGGCCTAAAGCAATTAAACTAATGGCATGGAAGCATCAAACGAGCTTCATGCCTGCCGCCGATTTCGGAGATGCCGCGAGAAATTACCGCTGGCGGATTTGCTGCGCGATGAAAGCGGGCAGTTATTCTGCAAGCCAGGCATGTGCCCAAATGGTAAGAACCAAAGCACAAATGATCTAATCAACCTGCAAGTTGAAATCCGTAAGTTACGCAATGAGATAAAAACACAATCAACCGAAAAGGAACGATTGCTAACGCATGTCGAGAGCCTACAGGAACGGCTTGCAGTTGCGCTTGACATCAAGACCATTGAACCGATGGAGGCCATTGAGCGATCTAGCAACACTGACCGCAATGAAGCAGTACCAGTGCTACTTTGTACCGATTGGCATTGCGGTGCAGTAGTAAAGCCTGAAACAGTAAATGATCTTAATTCCTATGACGTTGACACATTTCATGCTCGCACGGTAGCGTTATTTAAGAATGCGCTAAAGGTAATCGCTATGTTGCGATCAACCAGCACCATAGACA